GGTTGCTCGATTCTCAAAGAAGTTTGTATGAGTAGGAGCATTGATCATTTCCTCTACCCAGAGTAGTGGATTTTTCTTAACTTTAAATATTCCTTTCATACCTAAAGCAATTAATCGTCTATCAGCAATGTAACGAATGTATTGCTGTACATCTTCTTTTTTAAGATCTTCCATTGGACCCATTGCAAATGCTAGGTCAATGAATTTATCTTCTAACTCTACCATCTTGGTAGCGATGGTATATATCTGTCCTTTTAGTTTATCATTCCAAACGTCCAAGTTTTCCTCGACATATTGCCTGAAAAGTTTTATCATGGCTTCACAATGTTGTGTCTCATCAACGATAGACCACGTAACAATTTGACCCATACCTTTCATTTTTCCATGTCGAGGAAAGTTCAATAGCATAATAAAAGAACTGAATAATTGCATACCTTCGGTGAAGGCACTGAATGCTGCAATATTCGTAGCAATTGATTCTTTGGTTCCATTCTTACTTGATAGTTCCATAAAATACTCATGCTTATCTTTCATAGACTCATACTCAAGAAACTCATTATAGGTTGATTCAGGCATACCTAAAGTTTCGATTAAGTGTGAGTAGGCTGCAACGTGCAAAGCTTCTCTAGCAGCAAAACCTGCTAGCATCATTCTTACTTCTGGTTGAGGGAAGTAAGGTAAATAATTATTGACATAACCACCAGCTACATCAATATCTCCTTGTGTAAAAAATCTAAATATATTTGTGAGGAATGTTTTCTCTTCGTTGGTTAATCTGTTTTTCCAATCCTTAACATCTTCCACCATTGGAACTTCTGTATGAAGCCAATGAGATTGTTCGTGTTTTAACCAGGCATCGTAACACCATGGATAATTGAAAGGTTTAAAGTAAGTTCTTTCGTCTATTAATGCCATATCATCCCTCGCAAGCTAAACATTCTTCGCCTTCTACCATTGCTGATAGGTCGATCTCTTTAATTACCTGTCGTTCAATACGATTTGCAACTCTATCTGCTTTTCCAACTTTCTCAGATCGACAATAGTACAGTGTTTTTACACCGTGTTTCCAGGCCATGTAATGTACAGCATGCAAGTATTTGATGTTGACATTTGGTCTAAAAAATAGATTCAAGCTTTGTGCTTGGTCTATATATTCTTGTCTGTCAGCTGCATGTTCAACTACCCATCTTTGGTCAATCTCCATTGCAGTCTTAAAGACTTCTTTTTGATAATCATCTAGGAATGATAAATGTTGGACAGAACCGTCGTTCGCTATAATTGAACTCCAAATTTCGTCTGAATTTAGTTTTTTATCTTTCTCACAGCATTCGTCAATTAATGCTACAAGATATTTATTCTTATTTAGGAATGCACCGGATAATGTATCCTGCCTATATGCATTGGCTCTCCATGGTTCAATGCTTGGTGAGGTATTACCCATTATGATTGAACTAGATGCATTTGGTGCTATAGCCATAACGTGTGAGAATCTTTGACCGGTACCTTTTGCATCTGGTGCCTCACCTCTCTCCTTACCTAACTCTAAGTTAGCAGCATCTAATCTCTCACGAATCAATTTAAACATTCGTAAGTTTGCACTTTTGGCCATAGGCCCTTCAAATGCAATATTTTTTCTTTGTAGATATGCATGGAATCCTAACGCGCCGATACCTATTGATCTTTCTCTTTTTGCTGAGTATTTTGCTCTACTTACTGTGTCTGGTGCATTATCAATAAAATGTTGTAAAACATTATCCAACATTTCAGCGACATCCTTAAGGAACATTGAATCTTTGCTCCATGCATCGTAGTGCTCTAGGTTTACTGATGATAAGCAACATACAGCAGTACGATCTACATTTGTTGGTAGAATGATCTCTGAGCAAAGATTAGATTGATGTATCTTTAATCCTTTTTCCTTTAAAAATTGTGGTAATTTTTTATTCGATGTATCAATGTAATGGATATAAGGTTCACCTGTTTCCATACGTAGTTCAAGAATTTTTTGCCATAATGCTTTTGCAGATACTGTTTCTCTAATTGCACCACTGTGAGGATCAATTAGGTTCCATGAATCATCTGCATTATTGTCAACCATACACCTTTCAATGAGTTCCATAAATCGATCAGAAATGTTGATGCCATGGTGCATGTTGAGGCATCTAACATTGGGGTCGCCTGTAGGCTTACGCATCTCAAGAAATGATATAATATCAGGATGGGAAATATCCAAATAAGCAGCGTAAGACCCACGTCGAGTCCTTCCTTGACGATAAGCCAAAGAACTCGCATCGTAAATCTTAAGATGAGGCATAACGCCAGTAGACTTATCGTCAGCACTACGTATTCCAAAACCAATTCCAACTCCTCCTCCCAACATTGAGAGCCAATTTGTTTCACTTAGATTTTCTACCAGACCTTCAGCTGTATCCTCGATATAGTTTAAGAAACAAGAGATAGGTTGTCCTTTTTTGGACCTACCGTATGATAGAATTGGAGTTGAATATGATAACCAATGTTTACTTGAATAATCATAGAGTCTTTGGGCATGTTCTTGATTAGAAGCAAAAGCCCTACTTACATTTGCAAATCTTTGTTGAGGACTTACCTCGTCCTCGCGCATATAACTTTCTTTTAATCTTTGTACACCAAGCCTATCAAAGAGCTCATTTCTTTTTTCATCTATTATTATTTCATATTCGTTTTTCATTTGAACTCCAAGAGTACATTATATCATAACTTGATACCAATGTAAATATAATTTATACTTTTATTCCCCTTCAGACTTATACTGCCAGTCATCTGTATGTCCTACACTCCACTTAGGTGTAACCTCAACCTGATAGTTTTGAGTACATACCTTAAAGTCCGGTAACTCGGTCTTTTCTGGTATCAAACTTGCATCTTGCCAAACTATTCTATTATTTGGTTGAGCTGCAAACTGACCATTATCAAGTTTAATAATGTTAAAACTTTTATGCTCCTGATCCAATTCAGATACACAGCTGTTTGTTACATTATTATCAGGATGACACGTATCAATTGTAAAAAGATAATCACCTGAATATAACTTTTTATTCTTTGCAAAAAATTTACATCTTGATAGTATAGGTTTTTTAATTACCGTTATATGATAATCAAAAGCATCCCATATCTGTAAATGATCCAAGGAAAGATCATCTGTATAATCTTCCTTCCAAACAAAAGCACTCAATGGTAATTTATCATAGAGTGCACCAAAATCTGTTAACAATGTTTCAAAGTATAATGCACGACTCTGGATACTTTTTACAGATATCCAATATCCAGGTGTTAATTCACCGTGACCTTTTTGATGGTCGTACAGAAATTCCTTGCGTACAAGGACTGGTATGGTAGGGAGGTCATGAACTAGAAAAGCCATGACTACTCGTAACTAGATAAGTTTTTTAACTCTCCTGAAACCTGATCTCGAATTACAATATCAATTGTTTTATTGCTACGAATATAATTTAGTATGCCGTCTTCATACAGACCACTACCAAGATATTTTGCCCACCTCTCAAATTTTACACGTTGATTGTTTTCAAATCTTTTCCAAACATGTGGAGGTACATCAAATACTTTTCGCTTTTTCTTTTTTCGAAATACAGGAACTACCGAACTGTCGTCACCAGCTCCAGCAACAGAAGCAGTAGAAGTACCACCTAACTCTTCAGTTGCATGTAACCATCTTTTAAATGTATTCATCTCACTAACTCTCCTGGCGCTATATAAATTTCTTGGTTAGTGGTTATATGTAGGGCTTTAAAAATAGGAATATTAAATACGTGGCCTACAGGGGTTGATAGATATTCATCTATTCTTATTCTATCACCTTCATAACAAAGCTCATCACAAGTTGAATTTATAACTTTTTCTGATGAAATTCTATATGTTCCTGGTGTAATTGATCCATCCTTCATAATGAACCAACTGTTTTGTTCCTCAAGCATATCCTTAATATCAATATTGCTTTCTTTTAGTATCTTATCCAGATTTTTATCCGACACTCCAAATTTTTCTTTAATTAGGAACAGTGCTGCAGCATATGATGCCAATCTTGATTTACCACCAGGTGCTTTTTCTAATAATTTTTTAATATTAAATACGATTCTATGAAAAGGTGTATATGCATCCTTTTTCTCTTTTGAATCTATATAAGGAACTTTTCTTTTATCTCTTTTGCCGTTTGCATCTATGATACCAAGTTCGAATGCTTTGGTCTTTTCAAATGGAGTGGTCAGAAGTCTTAGGAATCTGAATGTATAAACTAAATCGGCACCTCTTGTTATTATACTCATTAAATTATCCTAAGTCTCTCTATTACTAGTTTGTCTTGTTCTACTCCGGTATACTGAGTATTCTCAATAGTACCTAAAAAAATTAAAAACGGTTTGATAACCGGCCAGTGTCTCTCATCAAGTCTAAACTCCAGCATCTGAAGTCCGGCCGGTATTCCAAACACATTAAATATACATATTAAATGATTAAGTATCAGTCTTTCTGATAGTTTATCATTATCTAAATAACGATTAACAAGTCTTTTAATATACTTGAATCTTTTTAAATCCTCAAAAAAATCCTCAGAATTTATACAAGTAGGATTGTAATAATTCTTTGCCGCGTATAATAAAAAATTCTTATCGTTAAGCTTTTCAATAAGATCCATATTAAATTATATATCAATCTCCTATAAGGAATTTAACACATGATTTAATTGTTCTAATATTTTTCCTTTTGTCCAGCTAGGTTTTAGTTCTATGTGAAATTGTTCACCTAAAGCCAATAATTGAGATTTAGTCATCTCATGCAACGGAAGATTATTCATTGGAGCTTCGTTTAAAAGTTCCGCTGCAGGTTCTGATTTTTCTACTACTGGTTTAGGTTGTGGCACAACAGGTATCCCATTGTATTCATCAATTTCAGCTTGTGAATGTTTTCTTGCAACCAATAATTCACCATCAGGAGACTCCCAGCCTCGTAATGATGGAACTGCGCCTTGACACCAATTAGGTGGTTTAATCGCCATAATATACTCCTTTGATTAGTTAGCGCCAGCGCCTTTGATGTCTTTTCCACCAAGGCCTTTTGCAGTAACGTCTTCTGGTTTGTTAATAATTTCTTTATCACCAGCTTTTTGGTCATTTTTTCTACCAGGTGCTGGTTTTGTAGCAGATTTTGCTTTATCAATTGTTTCGCCTTCGATCTTATCACCATCGATAACATCAACTTCATGTTTTTGTGCAAATTCAGCTTCACCCTTTGATCTATCATTGAGTTGTTTATCCCAATTATCTAAGTTCTGAATGTTTGCATGAGTTGACTTAGGCACATGCTTCATTGTAGCATCAGGTGTATCACCACCTTTTTGAGGTAGTACAGCTTTTTCCCAAACTTGTTTTAGAGCAGCAGTCATGTTATTGACATTATGTCTTACTCTATCAATTGTAGATGTTTCAATTTCTTTAAGTTCAGTTTCAATCTGCTCGACTGATTCTTTCATTGGTTCATCTTTTTTGACTTTTGCTTTTTTACCTTTACGTAAATCAGCTAAATCATCAGCTTCGATGTCACCATCTCCGTCAACATCTAATTTGTGTTGACCTCCTTTTAACTTGGCTTCTTCCATATCTTGGAGGATTTTAGCCATTCTTTTTATATCTTCGGTTTTCATTTTTGCTCCTGTTAAATTCCGAATAAGTGTGTTGACAGTGCACCAACGACTGCAACTAAAACTATCCAGAATAATCTATTTATAATATTTATAGTGTTCCCGTTTCTAGTTACCGCGGCATCG